CCCATGCCAGGCAAAGTAAATGGTCTTTCTGCCATTGAGTTTAGTTTTTGTTCACGCATGTATTCATCAATACGACCAAACTTGTCAAAATAGTTTGAGAATACATCAGCGCAATGCACGGCTTGTTCTTTAGTTAGCGTCATACTTTAAGACCACCAAAGTTCTTATTGAATTTCTTTTCACGATTACCAAATGTATTAAGTGGCACATCATTCTTCACCTGACCAGAATCAGCAATGTCAGCCTGTGCTGAATCTTCTGCATCATACAATCGCATCTTGGCACGGTCAACACCAACAACAAATCGTTTGTTATTATTGGGATCAGAGTACCGATTCTTCAGTTGTTTCACCATGATTTGGTTTAGTTGTTGCAGTTCTTCAGTTGTAATCAAAGCAAACATAAAGTCGGCAGTTGCAGGCAGACCAAACGATTCAGAAGTATCTTCTAAACCAACATCAGAGTTACTGAAACCACTACGAGTAGTTTGTGTAGCAGAAACAATTGGCACATTATGTTCAACAGCCAAACCACGGAGTTCTTCTGCAATAGATTTGATGTATGTGTAAGAGTTTACAGAACCACCAGCCTTGATACGAGCAGATGCACAGATGTTTAGATAATCAATAAAGATAATATCAGGTACAAAGTTCTTCTTCAAGTGTAATTCACTCAACAAGGCTCTGAAGTGTAGAGAAGAAGCACTAGCAGTTGGATATTCTTTGATAATCAATTTGCCATGTGCCTTGTTCTGTAAGACTTTAAACTTGCGTTCATAATCTTCCTTAGTCATTGTTTGTAACTCATTCAAATCAATATTTAGCAAATTGGCATCGATACGTTCAGCAATTCTTTCTTCAGCCATTTCCATTGTGATGTACAATACATTCTGGCCTTGAGACAAACAGGCACCAGCAACGTGACACATGAACAAGGACTTACCGACACCAGTGCCAGCAAGTGCAATGTTTAGTGTCTTAGTTGGCAGACCACCCTTAGTGATCTTATTGAAGATATCAAGGTCGAATTTGACACGGGATTCAACCTTGTGATAGAAGTCAAAACGAGACTGATAATCGGACATATAATCATGGCCAATGTGTTGGTCAAATGAAACACCGAGTGCATCACTCAACAGTTTTGGAATCTCACCTTTTGGCTTGATACCATTTTTGTCATCAAGTATTGATACTGATTCCATAATGGCATTGTAAATGGCCTTGTCTTGGCAAAACTTCTCAGTCTGTTCAACAAGCCATTTACTTTCAACTTTTTCTTCCCGTGAAACATGCATCTCATTTAGCAGTTCAATAGAATCACGGACTTCAACCTCAGTTAGAGATTTACTTTCGGTGAAGTTAATCACCAAAGATTCGTGTGTGGGAAGATTCTTGTATTTGTTTACAAACTCAAAGATTTCTTTGAAGACAACCTTTTCAGTATTGTCACCAAAGTAATCGGCTCGCATAAAGGGTAATACTTTGCGTGTGAAGTCCTCATTGTAAATCAGGTTCTTCAGGATCGTTTGTTCTAATCTTTTCATTATATCGGTTGTTAATAATTAACTCGGTGAGTATGTCACCTATCATTGTATGAAATTCCTCATCTTTTTGCAAGGCCTCCATGTCGTGTTCGCCTGCATGGACGATAGTATAACCGAATTCCAACACTGGCAAACCTGTATCATGTTTGACCCTTGCACCAGTATAATGGTAAAGAACGCCTTTGAAATCACCAGCAAGAATACCTATGCCGGTGATATCAGAATTCTCAAAGTCTACAAATTTAAAATCTTTATCTTCTTCAAGCTTCTTCATCTTCGGTTTCCAAAACTGGATCATTTCCCATAATGCTGCCATAAGTGATTTCATATTTCTTCCTTACAAAAGTTTTAAACGAATCTGTTGAAAGAATATCATTCCAAAATTCAGCCGTTTGAGTATCATTGTATCGTTTCTTATCACCCACTTCACCAGTATCTTGATTTACTTTGGCATACCAACCATTGGTGGGTTTAACCACATGTCCGGATTCAAGAGCAATATCGAGCAAACCAGACCACTTGTTAATGCCACCATTAAAAGATACATTAACGGGTATTTTAGATTTTTCTTTGACATAACGGGATTTTTCTACGTTGATAATAAAATTGTAACCGACAATTTCGGTGCCTTCTTTTTCTTGCTGACGACCAAGGATAAAGATGTTATCAGCTGAGTAATACGAACCTGTACCACCGCCAACAATATCTTTAGGGAACATACCAATTTCTTTGTATGTGTGATTCACAACAACCATTGGAATATCTTTGAGGTTTAAATGTGGTGTTACCATACGGAACAAACTCTTAACCTGTTTAGCACGACTCATATCTGCAACAGATTTACCTTCAAGTGCATCTTCAACTTCTTTCTTCGAAGCCAAATTACCGATTGAGTCAATGATAATCATCACTCGGTCACCACGGTTAATACCTTCAAGTTGTTTCATAATATCAAATTTCAACTGTTCAATATCAGTTAGAGGAGTATGAATAACTCTCTCTGTATCAATACCAAATGTATCAAAGTATGATTGCGGAGTACCAAACTCTGAATCATAGAACAACAGCACAGATTCAGAATACTTGTCCATGTAGGACTTAGCCATCAACAAAGAGAAAGCAGTCTTAAAGTGTTTTGATGGACCTGCCCACATCGTAAGACCTGGCGTCAAACCACCATCTAAGTTACCAGATAATGCCACGTTGACCATTGGCACACCGGTTGTAATCATGTCCTTTGCATTAAAGAACTTTGAATTAGCAAGAATAGCACTATCTTTAATAGTCGAATTCTTTTTGATTTTATCTAATAAACTCATATATCACCTTTTTAAATTATTACGGATTCTTTTTGTTGTGTGGTACATCAAATACAAATGTGATTCTTGTGCAATCACCAACATTTTGTGTACCATGCATTAATTTATTATTGAACCAAAGTAATGTACCTGGCTTAACAATAACTGATTCACCACCAACTGTATATTCATATTGACCTTGAATCGCAAGGTGATATCTATCTTTAGTTTGATAGTATGTACCTTGGTCAATATGTTGTCCTACTTCTCCACCAACTTCTAATGATAAGAAACCACATCGGCAAAATGCATGGAAATGCCGGCGTAGAAACTTAATAATTTCTGTATGATGGTCAAACGCAGCTGTTGGAATACAATACTCTGTATCACCCACAAACTGTGACTTGTCTGTTACACCACCAATTACCAATTGTAACACACCAGCAGGAAGATTGTCAAAGCCATAATTCAATAAAGAATCGGCATTCTCCATATTCTTCTGTTCTTCCCAATCCCTAGGATATTGTTTCAGTTGATTCAATATCTTTGATACATTGATGCCAGTTTTAATTACTCTAATATTATCCAAAAAAACTCTCCAACGAATTTCTTTTCTCTGTAGACCAACCAATCTGGTCTAAAATCACTTTGATAGGCTCAAGAAATGCCTTCTCAAATTGTAAATCATAATCAATATACTCTTGCAGACCAAACTCAGGTGGTAATCTATTTGGATATGAAATGACCATATCTTTCATAGGGTTTGGTTGTTTCAGATAGGAGAATTTAATTTTCTCGCCTTCTTGAATCAATGGGTACTTCTTATCTAGTTTCAACGCCTTTAGTTTGGCATTATACAGAATAGCACCTTTCACATGAATCGGTGTTCCCTTTTTATATAGAGTAGCTGCATCAGAATATTCCTTCAAACCATTCATTCCACGGGGAAATGATACTTCTTCAGGCGGCATTGCCTTGAATGCTTTTCTAAACTCATCAATAAAGGTATGAATGTCATCTTCTGTACCATTAATCATCAGCTTAATAGACTGTCTCATCTTCTCACGGATTGCCGATGGTGTGGAAGATTTAACCATTTCTAAACCCATAACTTTCATCTGAGGTTCTTTGTACTGCACACCTTCATTGTTATACACGTTTAGAATATAACGCTTCTTGGCAGTCCAGATTCCCTTGTTAGAAAGACCTTCACGCTTCATTTGCATTTTTTGGTCATACGCATGGACATACGTAGCAAGTTCTTGATAGCTTTTGTCAATAAAAGGTTGAATCTTATCTTCACAGACTTTGTCCATGAAGGCGATAACTTTATTAACATCTGTCTTGTCTTGATACATTTTATCAACAAGTGGACCAAGTTTGAGATATATCGAGTCCGTATCTGAGGCGATAACATAATCATCATTTGTTTTCAATAATCCATTCATGTACTGGTTAATCTTGTGTTCAATCCAACGGATTGATAATTGACCAGCAGTAGTAACACCCAAGGCCATACGTAAATCATAAAATCTAAAATACTGAGAACCAAGGGCACCGTAAGCACTATTGAGTGATACTTTCTTGGCCAGTTGCAGGTTATCATAACGAGCAATCTTGTTTTTCAGTTCATACTTTTTATTAAGATCAGTCTCAACTTCATAATCTTTCTTAGCCTGAATCATCATTTTCTTAAACTTGGAACGGTCAATATACATTTCTTCCAACATCTTAGGCAGAAAGCCTTGTTTGTCAGTACGGAAGAATTGGCCATTCGGTGTAATGGTTGCACCTTCAAGTTTATCTAAGTTAACTTCTTTAGTTAGAAGTTTATCTACAGACACCGTATTCATAATGATGTTACGCATTTCATCCGTGTAATCGGTTGGTTGAACCAATGTCTCAGGTGAAATATTGTATTGCATCATCAAATGCGGATACAAACTGTTCAAGTCAAACGATGCAACCCATGGATGCATACCTGTTTGAGGGTCTTTAACATAGGCGCCTTCAAATGCTTCTGATTTGTTCTTAACAATTTTTGGTGGTACAACAATGTTTTTGTCCAACAGATAGTTATAGATTAGAGCATCCCACATTCTAGTTTGTGCAAAGATATCTTCGTAGTTGGTCTTTGTATCATAGGCCAAAGTCAGACCAAGTTCAATCAGCTTTAATTTGTTTTCAAGCTTTAAAATCAAGTCAACGTCTTTGATGTTGTACTCAATAAACTTTTGGTAATTCAAACGATACAACTGGTACAAGTTTTCAAACTCATCATATGAAATCTTACCCTCACCTAGTTCTACTTGAGCAATGTTATCAAGGCGATATGACTCTTGTGATTTACCACCTGGCGCATACCATCTGTATAATTCAATATAATCAA